AGCCGCGCCACTTGCCCACGCCGTCGCCGGTCACGCTTGCCGCGTTTTCCACGCGGGAAAACTTGTCGGCAATCAGCCCGTTGAGCCAGGTTTCCATGTTGATCATGGAGTCATCCAAGACCGACTGCGAGGCATCCGGCATGGCGTAAAGCTCATGGACCGGAATGCGCCACTTGCCGATGGTCGGCGTGCTGGTCGCCGGGCGGCTTTCCAACTCCGAAACCCAGCCGTAGCCGACTTCATCGTTGTCGTAGTAGCCTTCCAGCGCGTCCGTGCTGATCTGCTGGATCGAGGCATAGGCGCGGATCGGCGTGGTCTCATAGACCTGCTGGACAATCTGCCCGGTCAGGTCAGGATACACAAAATAGCCGCCGGCGCTATCCTGGCCCACGGAAAGCGTCTTGCGCTCGCCATCGGTCAGCAAGTCCCTGTCGAAGTTCTTTCGCATGAAAGACTGATAGGCTGCCTTGTATTCGGCCATCGCCGTTGCGTCGAAGTCGGTCGGCGCGGCTTTGGTGTAGGTGCGGGCCTGCTCAAGCCAGTCATGCGCCTTCTTGTCAAAGTCGATTTCGTTGCCGTTGGCATCAACCCGCATGCGCTGCGAGCGCTTGACGGCAAGAACCGCTTCGTCCGCGATCTTGTCAAGCCGCTTGATCTCATCGTCGATGCGGTCCAGCTTTTCGCGCGTCACCACGTCCGCTTCGCCGCCGTTCTTTTCGATCTCGGCAAGGCGCGCGTCGTTGGTCGCCTTAAACTCTTCAAAGGTGCGGTTGATGCCTTCGACGGCCTCCGTCACCTGCTTCATATCAAACTCCGGCATTGAATTGCTCCTGTAGCCGTCTGATTGCGTCCAAAAATGGCGCGGCGTCTACCGCTCCATCGTTCGGCCCTTCATCATCCGCAACAGCCTCCCGCCGTACGTCTGCAAAGCCTGCGAAGCCCTTGGCCGTGATGGCCAGCGCCTCGCTTTTAGTGAACCCTGCATCCCGCAAGGCTCGCTCAAACTCCCGCTTGCTGCCGATGCTCTTAACCGCCGTAACGGTGGCAACCGGAAGCATGGGGAATGTGACCAGTGAAACTTCGAATAGGTCAACCGCGGTCAACTCACGGATGCGCTCGCCCGCCGCTTCTTTCACGCGGTAGCCGATCGACATGCCGTTGAGCGCGCCCATTTTCAGCAACTCGCGCGCCTCTTGCGCCTGCTGCACCTGCGTCGCCAGGCGGCCGCGAACGAAAAGCCCGCGCTCATCTTCCCGCACTTCATCCCAAACGCCAATCGGCTTGTCTGAATTTTGCTGCCAGAGCATGGCGACGCGGCGGCCTGTTTTCAGGCTATCGGCGAACGCGCCGGGCTTGACGATATCCATGCCCTGATCGACCACGTCGAAGACCGACGCATAGCCCTCGAACACGCCGGCGTCATCCGGTTCGGCCTTCAACTCAAAGGCAACGTGCTTATACTCGATCTGCGTTTCCGCGCTCATTGTCTATTCCTCGATCACGTGGCCTTGCGCGCAACGGCAGTTGATGACATTGCCCGGACTGCCCTCCGGGTCGCCCGGAAACATCATGGGCTCGCTGCCACCGAATAGCCTCGGCACCTGGAACGGTTGATCCTGTGAAACGGTTTGCCCGTTGATCGCGCGATGCGAGAAGTCCGAAATATCCGGCTCCCGAAAGTCGCGCGTGCGATGGTCCTGTACGGCTATCCATTGCCGCTGAATACGCAGCCCGGTTGCCATGGCGGCATGGTGCGCACCATAGTTCGCCGCGCCGTGTGTCTCTGTCCGGGCAATAGTCGCGGCCCGGATGCGCGAAATCCGCGGGATCGACCGGGTAATGCTTCGCGCGATGGTGTCCAGCGGTTCGCCCGCTTCCTGACCTCGCGCTAACATCCGCACGATGTGCAGCCGCGTTGTCTCGGCAACCGCCACGATGCGCTGCCGGATAGCTTCATTTGCCACGTACTCGCTGGCAAGCCGCATAAAGAACTCGGCAAAGTCCTTAGTCTCCAACGCATTCCAGCCCTTGCCCGGCTCAAGCAACCGACCGCCGAACGCTCGAACAGATACCAGCGTTTCGGCCTCGTAGACCTCGCGTAAGTCTGCCACAAACCGAACCGGCGAACCTGGCGCAGCGCCTTGGCTATCCATTGCCTCAGCCAGCATCTCGCGTGAAGCGCGCTCAATCTCTTGCCGCCACCGGGCATTGAACCGGCGCTCAATGCGCATGCGCAGCCGTTCTTGCGCCAGCCATTCCTTCGCCGGCGTGTTGCCCGTCAGCAGGCCGGCCATTAGCCCTTGCGCTCCAAGCCATAGGCAAGCGCCTTCATGGTGTCGGCGTCCAGACTGCCCAGCCCGGCATCGTCAAGCGGCACCTTGCCCATATCGACCATTAGCACGTCACCGCCTGAGATCGGCCCATACCCTTTGAGCGTGCGCCGTTCGTTGATGGTCAAATCATCGGATGAATCGGCCATCGTCCATAATTGGCGCTTCTTTTCCACGATGGCTTCGACGTGGTCGAAGTCCGGCTTGATAACCAAGTCACCGAACGCCGGGCCCAGCCAGTCGCTCCAATCATGCGCCAGCCGGTTTGCAATCGGAATGACCGTATCGTGATAGAAAGCGAGCCGCGCTTCCTGGTAGTTGGCGAAGGTGTTATCACCCTTGTAGCCTAGAAGCAGCGGCGGCACGCCAAATGCGCGGGCGATCTCGCGCCCGGCGCTTTCCATGATGGCGACAACCTGCAACTCTTGCGGGTTGAGTGACATTTGCTGCCAGTCAACACCCTCAAGCAACATCGGACGCCCGGCATTTTCACTGCCCTGATATTGCCGCTCAATTTCCGATTTCAGCCGGTTGTAGGCATCATCTGCCAGCCGCCCCGCCGACTTGAGCGCACCGGATGGCCGGGCGCTGTTCTGCAATAGCGCTTGCAGCATAGCCATTGATTCGTTGTGCTGATCGATGGCATAGGCCGCCGCCTCAACCGGCGAAAACCCGTACCAGTCATTAATCGGGTTAAACGCCTTATCGTGCCGAACGTCAGACTCGCCCGTATTAGGGTCGATATCCCAACGCACCTTTTGACCGTTCACGCCCTCGTGCAGATATGCGCCAGGCGTGCCGTTGGCGGCTTCGATCACCTTCATACGATCCGGGCGAAGCACGTATAACTCGCGCGGCGTGTTGCCGACCGTAACGCGCTCTTGCCAGCCGTTGCCGCTCAATAGGTGCAGCGACACATAGGCGCCGACATACTCGCGCCCGCTCTGCCACGGGTTAGGCTGCGCCAGCAAATCCAGGAATGGGCTTGCCGTCACCTCATCTTCACCGCGCCACGCAGTCCACCGAACATCCGCCACCGCATCGGCAACTGTCCGCACGGCGTGGTAGGCAATGACGTTCTTGCAATAGCTTTCCTGCGCCAGTTTCAGATAGTTGCGCGGCGTCCAACGCGCTTGGCCAGGCGATAGGACAATGCTTGCCGCGGCTGCGCTTTCCTTGGTCTCTATCTTGCGGTTGAACAGGCGGGGGAAACGCATCAGAGGCGCCGCACTCGTGGCGCATCTGGAACGGCCAACGCCGCCAGCGCACCGGCCGCGGCGTCCACCTGGTCCTTGTATTTGCCGACTGGGAAGGTTTTGTGTTCGTTCACGAAGTCTCTGTTCCAATCGCCTTGGGCGAGCCGGATGTTGCCGGCCGCCATCTGCACCGCGTAGGGCTCCGCGCGGGATGCCTTGTCGCCTGTCACTCGATCCGCCTGGACGGTGAAGCCTGCCAGCGACCGGATCGTTGCTTCTGCACTTTCCTTGCCGCCGCTGCCCGGCTCTTGCTCAATCCGCACCCGGCATTGCGTGCCGTCAATCTCTGCCGTCTGGCGAATGATGCGTTCCCGATCCGCCGCGCCCCATTGGCCACGGATAACGTCCAGCACCACGAACGCGCCGTCCGCCGCCCGGCCTAGCTTGACGCCTGCCGTGTAAGCACCGCCGCCGGCCGTCCCCGCCTTGTCCCAATAGCGCACTGTTTCGGCGCATCGGTTCGGCACGGCCATAATCTCCATCTTTTCCCACGCAAAAAACGCACCGACGCGAGGCGCGGGCCGCTGTTGCATCTGGCCTGCAAAGGCGTATTCGCCCATTGCTTCCCGGTCACGCTGCACCACTTCGGCGGGGAAGCGTTCGGGGAATAGCAACTCACCCTCAACCGTTCGCGGATCAGCAAACCCGATGCCTGTCACGCACTTGCGCTCCGGCTCGTATTCCATCGGCAGGCAGAGGTGTTCGTACCCGAAGCCCTTTTCCAGTATCAGCCCGGCGACGTCCTCTTCATGCAACCGCTGCATGATGACCACGATTGCCGACCGATCCGGGTTGTTAAGCCGCGTCGGCATGGTCTCTTGGAACACCCGCAACGCCGTCTCTCTGTGCGCCTGCGATAGCGCGGCCTCGACGCTATGCGGATCGTCTAGCAGCACCACGTCACCGCGGCGGCCAGTCATGCTCGCCACCGCGCAAGCCTGCCGCCAGCCGGTCGCGTCATTCTCGAAATAGGTCTTCTGGTTCTGATCGCCGATAAACTCGACCGGCCATAGCGACTGGTACCAGTCAGACTGCACTAGCTGGCGCATCCGGCGCGCGTCGCGGGTTGCTAGGCCCATTTCGTGCGATGCGCCGATAATCCGATGCGACGGCCTGCCCTTTGGTCCCCATTCCCAAGCGGGCCAGAATACACCGGTCAGCATGCTCTTCATGGTGCCAGGCGGCACGTTGATTAGCAGACGGTTGATATCGCCATCCGTCACCGCTTCCAAATGTTCGCAGATGGCGTCTATGTGCCAGCCGTGCTGATACTCTTGCCCAGGCTCAAGCACGGGCCAAGCGCGGCGGACGAAATCGGCAAGCGACCGGGCGCATAGTTCGCGCTCAATGGCTTGAAGCTCAGTCGGCGCTATCAGCATCCTTCGCCGCCATGATCTCGCGCAGGGCTTCCGTGCTTAGCTTGCTGGCGTCAATGCCGGGCTTCGGCGTCATACTGCCGTCGCTGGACGATAGGTCCACATCCTTGCGCTCTTTCCAGCCCATTTGCGCCTTTGTCCACCAGATCGCTGCGCTGGTGTCACCGTTCACGGCGCGGACGAATAGCGACTTGCCGACTTTGGCGTTGGCCTCGGCCTTCGCGGTCGCAAGCTCATGGGCGAAGTGCTTGGTTAGCGTGCCCTCGGCAATGCCGATCACAGCGGCGATTTGCTCATAGGTGATGCCAACGGCCACCATATCGGCGACGCGCTCGCGTTGTTCATCGGTTGGTTGGAATTCAGGCCGCCCGCCTTTATTGCCCCCAAAAACGCTCGGCGCATCGTTTGCATCTGCCAATTTCCGCGCCTCCGTTCGGCTGGGTGTGAATTTAGCGCCTGCCATAGAAAAACCCGGCGGCGCTGGGAGATGCACCACCGGGTGACGAGTTGATCTATGGAGGAGGTCCGAAGCCTAGAGCCAAAAAACCCAAGGCTACACTATCCCTGGCATATTTCCGGTTGTGCGTCAAGCCTGCGTTTTCGGGCGCCGCTTGATGCCCGTCAGGTAGCAGTAAAGATCAAGCCCGGCCAGCATGTGCGCCTTTGCCTTAAGCCGTCCGATGCCGAGGCTTAATGCGGCGGCTTCAATGCCCATGCCGTCGCGCCAGATTGCGAGCGTCACGGCGGCATGAATGCCTTCGCCTGGGCACGCCCGCTGCCATTCCAGATAGGCTTTTTGCAGGTCAACCCGCGCGTCAACCGTGCCGGCCGCTTTGATCCGTTCGCGTGACCATACCGGGGAAAAGCGATGCATTGCGCCGCTGATGATTTCCGCGGCTTTCACGATGCGTTCGACGGCTTCGATTTGCTCACGATCCAGCAATGCCCATAGCCGGGCATCCGTCTTGCGCATCTTCCCGGCTTCGCGAACCTGGCGGCCTTGCGCGTTGTAGTGCGTGACCACCTCCACCGGGATCGTGGGGGAGTGCGATTCCTGCCAGTCGCTGGGCTCGCGCTCAGCCACAATCGCGCCCCGCCGGGGCTTCTGCGGCCTTCCGCTTGGCGTATTCGTCGTCGGGCCACTCGCCCGCTCGCTTGCCGTTGGCTCTCATTCGTCGCCTCCGAAGGATTGCGCGACCAGCCTGCCTTGCAGCACGCACGCCGCCGCTAGCATCTGATCCCAGCAGTGCCCGTCATGTTCCCAAGCGGTGCCGCCGCCGTATCGCGAGTCAACACTTGCGATGGCAATCGCCCTGATCTCTCCGCGCTTTGCGGCTTCCAGCATCGCCTCAAGCGTTTCGATGATTTCCGGCACTGGTTCCGCCGGGTTTGCGAGTTCAGCGCCTTGCAGCGACACAATCTGAGCCGTTCCTCGCCCTGTCGCCTCACCGACCCCCGTTCCGCGTTTGGTCGCATGATCCGTCATTTTGTCCTTGCGCCGCCGATAGCGTGTGACCGGATCGCTGGGGCAGTGCCAGCTGTGATCGACAGCGGGCATCGGCGCCAGCACGTGCCCCGATAAAGCGCACTGCACAATTTCGTCCGGCTCGACGCCCTGCGGCCATCCAGCGTCGTCGTGCGCGATCCAGTCGCTCCATTGCCATTCGGTCATTGCCAAAATCTCCACCATTTACGTTGTGGGGTTGTCGGTTTTTTTATCATTTCGGCTATGTGCAAGCATCGGTAGGCTGGTCCGTCAACTGGCTGGCACCATTCCTCGCGAGTGTGAAACCCTAGATCGACCCACCCGCGGCGGACGGTCGTCGTGATTGCCTGCCCATTTTCCAGCGTGTAACTCAACTTGCAATCCGGCTCGCTGCACCTTGTGATCGTGCGCGTCGTGAACAACCGGCGGCCGTCATCTAGCACAATTTCGAAAGGGTCGCGGCTTTGTTCCGTTTCAATTTGCCCGCTGGTCATTTCCGCTCCTCCGTCTGCGTGACCGGCTGGCGCGCCGCTCGTAGCTTGAGATGAATATCGCTCATCACCTCCCGCGCCGCGTGCCGAAAGCCGAGTTCGTCGTAGTCGGCCTCCTTGTCCAGCACTTGCAGCCGGTTGATTTCGCGCGCCACAAGCGTTTGCAGTGCAGCGCGCTCCATTTCGGTCAGGTCAATCGTCATTGTGCCAAATCCTTCACGGGTTGCGCGATGCGCTTTGCGGCTTCGATGATCTCGGCAGGCGCCGGGCGAAAGGTCTTGGTGCGGGCATAATCCACCAGCGCCTTTTCCGCGGCCCACACCGGCAAATCGCCTAGCAGCACCAGCCAGCCTTCCGCCTCAAGTTCCGACGGGTCGCCTTTCTTGCTCGCCAGTAGGTCGATGGTAAGCGCAATCGTCTTGGCCAGTCTAGCGTCGTCGCGTTCAGCAAGCAACGCCTGGCACCGCGCCGCCAGCTTGTCAGCGGCCCTCGCCATCCTCTCCGTAGGTGCAGTCGGTAAGCCACGCTCCAGCGTCTGGCGTTCGCTGTTCCAGTGCCAGCCGGTCCGCCTCACGCTTAGCCACTGCCTTTCGGAAGGACTCAGCCGTGCGAGACCCGCGGCAAGTGCGGTTGCTTCCGGGTGCCCGATGGCGGCCAACTCTTGCGCAATACCTTCGCCACGCCTCATCAGGCTCGCGTACCATCGCGGCGGTTGTTTGTTGCTGATCGATAAAGCGGGCAAATTGCCCGTCGATGTCGTCGGCTGCAACGCCTGCCCCTCTGGCGATTGCGCGCCGGGCTTTAGTGAGCCGGAAA